CCCCACGTTCTCACCATCCGTGGCATGGTCATCCGTGCCGTGCCGTCGGCACAGTGCATCGAGGCCCAGCCCCACATCCGGATGAGCAGGAACTCGACCCACGCCTCGTCACGGCCGGTCAGGTCCATGATCTCCTGGAACTCCGGCTTGTCCGGCAGGGAAAGGTCTACCGCGATCCATTCACCGGCCATCCATGGCCTCCTTTCAGGCAACCGTCTCGTGACGAGCCGCGAACTGCGATGCGATGCCACCGAGCGTTTCAAAAAACTGGTAGTTGGCGGCATCAGCTTTCACCAAAGCAGCCATGATCGGCTGGTTGTTGTCCGTGCTGGTCACGGCCTGGCCCGTGAGGGCAGACATGGCCATGGCCTTCACGACGTCCGGGTTGCTCCAAAAGATCTGCCAGTACGGGTGGGTGCGGCCGAACACCACGACATTTGCCTGCCTGTTGCCCGTAACCTCGACGAACCTGTCGGAGTCGTTGAACGTCACACGAAACTTTCGGCCCGTAAGCGGGTTTGTAACGGTGATACTGCCACAGCCTGGCTGAACCTTGGACGCCCGTCGCCTGCGGATGCCCGTATTCCTCGGAACGGCCGTCCCCTCTTCGCCGTTCTCTGGCTTGGATCGCTTTTCACGCATCGCCTCAACGCCTGCCATGGCCTGGGTCAGTTCGTCGCCAGCCTCAGTTCCTATCTGGCTTTCAAGAGTCAACGAGTGCTCAGCCTCACACTGCTTAAGCAAGTCTTCGATCTGAGGGTAGATCTGCTCGCACAACTGCTCCAACTCGTCGGCCGAGGTCTTGTGCTTCGTCACCTCCCACTTCTCACTCGCATCGGCATCGTCGGGCTCCTCGAGCTTGATCACGCCGTAGAAGTTGGTGATGTCCATGGCACCACACCCGTAAGAGCGCGTGGTGCTGGTCTCCGAAAGCATCCGGTGCTTGAACTCAAACCTCCATCCGCCGTGCGTCCGATCGTGCGGCGACTTAACACCAGCCCACCACGAGTAAGCTTTTCCGCACAGCTCGCCAGACCCTTCCCGCCTGTCCGTCACGGCGACGACTTCGGGCTGCACGACCTCCACGTCGTTCACGAAGATGCGACGGTTCGTGCGCAGTGCAGGAGCGAATGTCTGACGCAGCTTGTTTGCAACGTCCGAAAACACGATCCGCCGATCGACCCGGCTAACAGTGACAGTGGTTCCGCTGTGAGGTCCAATGCCGTACTGCGTCGTCTCGGTGGCAATCCACCTGCCCGTGTGAACCATTTCCTCAAAATCGGCAAACACCACGCGGAAGCAGTTGTTGCGCCGCACGGCAACCTCCACGGCCGTCCCAAGGGCCAACGCTGCATCCTTGGCACCAATGCCGTACCTGCCGGAAGTAGACCGATCCTCGTGGTCGTGGTCTCCGAGCCGAACGATCGCCGCAGGGTGCGGAGCCCCGACACCGTCGTCGGCAATGACCACCCGCCTGTTCTTCGTGTCGATCTTGACGAACACATTCGTGGCCCATGCATCCATGGAGTTGTCCACCAGTTCGCAGATGGCAAGCCAGGCTGGCATCTCCTGCTTTCGCATGGAGTTGATAGCGTGCGTCTTCGGCGTAATGTCGATCTCACCAGTCATGTTCAAAGCCTTTCCAAGTGGGTTTTCAACTCATCCTTGAGCACTTCGCGGTTGTGGTCTGCGTTCATCCACTCGCCGATGATTTCACGAAGGTCGTTCAGGATCGCTTTCATGCCGCGATGCTTCGGCTCGGCTCTCGCCGGCTGCTTGTTCGGCACGACGTCCCGGAGTTTCTTCTTGCCCGCCATGACCTCTTGGGCAGTAGTGGCTGGCAGCTCGCCCTTCTCGATCGCCTGTTGAACCGCGATAGCCTGGCGGGCCTTGTGCATGGACGTGCCGGCCTTGGCAGCGACCTGGCCGACGGTGGAGCGGGCGTGGTCGGCCTTCCGGTCTCGCTTCTGCGGTAACCACGATTTCGTGGTAACCGCATGACGAGCATTTGCGGCCTTGCTCGCCTTCTCGCTGTCGAACTTCGTCGCCGCCTTGCGGGCCTCGTTCTCCTTGGCTATCAGCGGCCATATGGCAGACGAGGCCATTGCGAATCCGTCGTCGTTCAGGTGCCGTCGGTTGGCGTTGGTGTCCCACACCCACTCAGCAACTCCGATGCCGCCGTCGGTCCACTCGACGACTGGCACATCGACCACCGCCCCACGCTTCCGAGCCTCTTCTGCCGCCAGCACACGGTTGCGGCCGTCGATCAGCTCGTCAGCGTCCAAGCCCCTCCGCACGACGATCGGATGGATGACGCCGCGCTCGCAGATCGACTCGACTAGGCTCTCAAACTCGTCACCATCCATAAGCGGAAACACAGCCGCCGCGGGATTAACCACATACCCGCCGATTGTTGCTTCATCGCCCACGACTCACCTCCTTGCTCCTGTGCATCCCGCCCCGCCGCGTCTCAGCGGCACCGTGCCTGTCACATCAACCGGTCGATCTTCACGTGCACCTCCTGTGTATTAGCCGGCGTGACGTGCCGGCGGACGGTCGGATCACCGGCCTGTGGATACCGGCTCCGACTGCACTGATACGACGCCTCTGGAGTGCGATGGCTGACCATGCAGCTGATGACCGCAGCTGCTTCGACCAGGTCTGGCCGTCATGCAATCGGTGCTCCGTCTGGTAGTGCCTTGCCCATGTACGAGAGCTGCACGACGCCGCCGTGCTGCACGAGTCGGTAGTGGTGCAGCTGACCGCTCCACGGCATGTCCAGCCTGGCCGGGTACTGCTCGCCACGCCGCGGCGTGTACGGCATCCCGTCCCATGGACCGCCGTAGAACTGGATGGTGCGGTCGTCGTCAAAAAGGGATGTCGTCGGCATCGGCCCGCTCCTGGAACTCCGCATGCGTCTTGGCAGCCGGCGTCCGGGCCGGCGCCCGCTTCGGCTTTGCCTCGGCCGGCAGCGGCCTCTGTGGCGACGCATGCCACCTGGTGATGCGCTGGTACTGGATGGCTGTGGCCTGCGCCACCTTGTTCTCGATCTCGACGGTGGCCACGCGCCCGACCAGCGACTGCTCGTCCCAGTCCTCGCCACGCTTCGGTGGCGACACGCCAGCCGACCGGCACACCGCCTCGAGCAGGCCACGCCACCGCAGGTTGACGATGGCCTCGACCGGGTAGTACCCGGACTTGCTCCACGTCACGACGAGCGACGTACCCGTCGGGTTGTCGTCCGCGATCTTGAACTTGAGGTCCTTGATCTCGGCCCGGACGATGTCGCCCGTGTGCCGACCCGTCGGCACCTTCTGCGTGTGCCCGTGGTCCACGGCGGCTCGTGGCTCCTCGTCCCAGTTCCACCACTGATCGAAATTCATGACTTGATCTCCGGTTCGTGTGCCTTACCGACCCTCACGCGGAGCGGCTCCAGCAGCTCCCGCACATGCTCGACAGCCTTCGTGCCCGAGATGCGGCGGACGTGCCACCGCCGCACCACCTCGGCCACCTGCTGCATCAGCTCCTCCGACTCCGCACGCTTGGCCGTCCACGGCGGCACGTCATGCCACGCCATCGATCACCTCCTGCGGCTCGATCGCGTCGTGCCGCTCCTTGACCAGTACTGTCAACGCCTCGCACTGCTCGGCCGTCAGCTGGCCGTCGGACAGCAGCGCGTCGATGCGGTCGCCGATCTTGCCGAGCGTCCGCACGCTCTTGGCCTCGGCGATGTACTTGACGACCTGGTCGTACAGCTCGGTGTCGATCGGCTTGGCCCCGGTGCCTGTGAACAGCGGGGCCAGGGCCTCGATGGTCATGGGCAGCTCTTCGCCCAGCCCATACCGGTTCTTGGCGTCGTAGGCCGCCGCACGCTCGGCGTAGACGACGCGGTCCTTGCCGCCGATCGCCTTCCGCTTCCCGTCGCTGCCCTCGATCAGCCGCATGCGGTAGTTGGCGAATAACAATGCGTCCGCCCATTCCTTGACGATCGGGCTGACCTGCTTCGACAGCCGCAGCTCGTACCGGTCGTAGCCGTCCGTCTGGTCGGGCGGGCTCGTCCGCTGCACCTTGGCATGGGCCACGAGCAGCACGTGCAGCCCGGCGCGGTGCAGGTTGTCGAGGCCCTCGACGAACCGCCCCATATGCTCGGCCACCACCGTGTAGCCCTTGCCGAAGCCGTAGTCCTCGATCGACTTCTTGCCGTCCTGCTTGCAGACGAACTCGACCAGCGCGCGCTCCGCCCAGTCGATCGAGTCGATGACGATCGTCTGGTAGCCGTGCTTCTCGACAGCCAGCTCGGCCACCGCGCCCCGCAGGCTCGGCCAGTCCTGGCAGGCGACACGGTCGACCTCGAGCTGCTTGGTGCCGTCCTCGGTGTCGAGAAACAGCGGCGTCGGAAACTGCGCCGCCAGCGTCGTTTTGCCGATGCCCTCGACGCCGTAGAGCACGCACCGCACGGGTGCAGCCTGCTTGCCTTTCACGATCTTCACTTCACGTCCTCCTCTTGGGTTGGTTCGTCCTCGTCCCATTGATCCATCGCAATCCGATCGAACACCTCGCCGCGGAAGATGTCGACACGCTGTGGCGCTCGAAACGCCAGGCGGACGACGTTGCCGCGGATCTCCTGCACCACGATTTCCATCCGTGCATGCGGCACGACGACACGCTCGCCCTCCGCTCGACTGAGCACTAGCACGTAGCCCTCCTTAGCGCGGCCGGCCGCACTCCGTCACGACCGGCTCGCAAACAAAACCATCCGTGATCAGGCCAGCGATCCGTCGCCGACCTCGCGTCCTTGCGTATCGCCATCGACGAAGAGGCTCTCGCCGCGCTCAGCGCGACGACACATCTCCTCGACCTTGTCTGATGTGCCCGGCGCGGCCGTCGTCGGCTCGGCCGCGTCCATGGTCGCGCCGATCTCGTCGCGGACCTCGATCAGCTCGTCGATCGTCACCGTCAGCGCGTCGTAGAGCAGCGTGCGGTCGCCGCGAGCCGCGCGGGCCTGGTACGTCTCGCCAGCGTTGGACTGGCCGCCGGCCTTACTGGGATCGCCGTAGAGCCGCACGATGGCGCACAGATGCGCGTGGCAGCGGGCCACGCGGTGCAGCCACGTCACGAGACGTTGGCAAGCCCGAGATCGGATGCGTGTACGACGGTTACGCTCGCTCGCCGCTGCCCGGCTCTCCTGCGCCGCTCCTGCTCGGACCAGCGCGACTGCACCTCCGAGCACCGCTGGCGAATGGTCGCCTCGTCCGGGTCCTTGGGGCCGGGATGTGGGTCCGTCCAGCCGAGCGCCCGTAGCCGGCGCGAGATCGACGAGGTAGTCGACCCCGTAATTGCGGCGATGCGCTCCAATGGCATAGCCGCTGCCCACTCGAGGAGCTGCGTATCCGTGACGTGCGCGAATCCGCGGCCCATCGGCAACACCGGTCGGCATGGCGTATCCCTCCGCCTCACGCCGTCGTGGCGTGACGGGGGCGGATAGTAGGCCACGCCTAAAAACCCGTCAAGGCGAGTTTTTAGGTGACACGGAAAAATGAAAAACTGGGCTATTGCCGCAGTTTGTCGAGGGGGACGCCGAGCGCGTCCGCCAGTCGGCAGGCCGTTTCCATCTTGGGCTTCGTCTGGCCCATCAAGAGCTGCCACATGGACACGTAGCTGATGCCGATCTTCTCAGCCAACTCGCTGCGTGTCAGGCCTCGCTTGGCGGCCATGGCCTCAACTCGGAGGCCCCACTCGCTCGGAACCCTGTTCCGTGGCCGGCCGCCGGAAGGCTTGCTGCGGCTGCTGCCAGGTTTCTGCCTGCGGGTGCCCTGTCCTGGCATGAGCGCTTTGCCTTCCTTGGCGTAGATCCCGATGGTTCCAGTGGGCCTACCGGGGACAGGGTTGCGATCCCGTCGGGATTGCAACGTTTGTAAGTGGCGGGGACAGGATGAAACCCCGCAAAACCGGCCGACCCGCACAGCCCGCACGACCGGACTCCCTTCCACGGACGGAGCACACCCGCACGGACGCGTGACCTATCCCTGAGTAGGAGGATCACGCACCATGACACTCGACGCGTTTTTGGACACCGTGTACGTGCCGCTGCGACTGCGCGGTAGGTCTCGCGAAAGTGTCCGCCTGCTGCGGCACGCCATCACGCAGTTTTCCAAGTGGCTCGGACGAGCCGCGCTCCTCGACGACCTCGAGGACCTGACCGTCAGCCAGTTCCTCGCAGTGCGCGGCCAGCGGCTTTCGCCCAACAGCGTGGCCCGCGAGCGGTCAGGGCTCTTGGCCCTGTGGAACCTCGCCCAAGGCCGCGGCCTCGTGAAGCTCCGCCCGTCGGTCTCCCCCGAGCTGGTGCCGCAGTCGACTCCGCGAGCGTTCACGACGGACGAGCTGGCCAGGCTCGCCGACGCCGCACGGCAGGCGAGCGGCTGGGTTGGGCCTGTGCCGGCGGCGGTTTTCTTCCCGGCGCTCGTCGCTGTGGCACTGGAAACCGGCGAGCGCATAAACGCGATCCTGTCGACGCCCCGCATGTGCTGGCGACGGCCGACGCTCACCGTGCCAGCCCACGTCCGGAAAGGCGGACGCCAGGAACGTGTCTACGAGCTGTCGCCCGAGGCCTGCGACCTGGTCGACCGCGTGGCGGCTCACAACGGTCCGACGGTGTTCTGGTGGGTCGCCAGCGGGACGGCCCTGCGAAAACGCTGGAAGACCATCACGAGGCGCGCCGGCCTTGGCGACGGACGCGACGTTCAGTTCCACGCTCTGCGTCGGTCGACGGCGTCGCACCTCGCAGCGGCGGGCTTCGACGCCACGGCATTTCTCGGCCACTCGTCCGACCGCATCACTCGGCGTAGCTACCTAGATCCTCGCGTGGTCGATGCTCATCGCCCCAAGGCGTGGCAGGCCATGCCGCGAATCTTTAAGCCCGATGACCACGAGCCGCCGGCTCGCACTGCGTGAGCCAGTAGCGTCCCCGGACGGGTCCGGAGTTGCGATCCCCTGCGTCCATCCTTGCGGGTCGTGCCGGCCAAGGCCAGACTGCCGCCATGCGGATCGACACCGACGACTACGTGACCTGCACGCACGCCGCCGAGCTGGCCGGCTGCAGTCGGCAGTACATGCGGCGGCTGGCCCTCGACGGCCGGGTGCGGTCGGTGGTCATCGACGGCTTGCTGTTTGTGCACCGAGCCGACGCCCTCAAGTTGTCACGTGACAACGGCCGATGAGTGTGTTGTCACCTGACAACACCACAGCCAAGGAGGGCTACCATGTCGATCACAGTCTGGCTCGAGCTGTTGCTGCTCGTCGCTCGCATCCTGTCGGCCGGCGGAGCGTTCTAGGCCGCCCTCGCCCTCACCTGAAACGCCAGCCGGCGGATGCCGATCCGGTGCTCGGTGGACGCGAACCACAGGTTTGCCACCTCGACGACGCAGGCCAGCACGATCAGGTTGACGGCCTCACCCTGCTCCTCGGTCTCGCACCGCAGTTCGAGCACCTCGCGGACTTTCGCTGAGATTACGCCTATTGCATCCAGCGCCTCGCGGCCGGCGCCGGCCGCCTGCGCCCGCCTGGCTAGGTCGGCCATGTGACGCTCGGGCCAGTGCACGAGCGTGGCGTCGACGATCGCGGCCACCTCGTCGGGCAGCTGCAGGGCAGGGCCGCCGACGCGGTGCCGTACCTCCGCCCGCAGCCACGTCAGGTCCATGCCGGCGACGTCGCCCACGGGAGCCTCCAGCATCATGGCGTGGCCGGCTTGCCAGGCGTGGGCGACGCCGCAGGCATCGGCGCTCGTGGCCGCTTGCAGCTGCACGAGGCCGGGCACGGGCATGGCGTCCTGTGCCCGTCGCCGTGCACGATCACGCCGGTGCTGCCGCAGTCGCTGCAGCACTTGCCGTCCGGCGGAGCCGGGTCGGGCGGCACATCGGGCGACGTGACCATCGTGGCGCGTGCCGCGGCGATCGACGCAGCCGCGCGTGCCGACTCGCGGCCGATGTCGGCCGGGTCTGCGGAGAGCCACGTGAGGAACCAGACGATCCAGCGCCACATGTGTCACCACCCTCGTCCGTGATCGACCGCCACGTAGCCGTCGGAGCCAATGTGCGAGCGGATTTCGGCGTGCTGCTCGGCGGGCGGCTCTTCGACGAACACGGCCACCCACAGGAGCGATTTGGCCGCCCGGGCGATCCACCGCAGCACTGGGCGGTCCTCGAGCGGCTTGGGCTCGTGGGACGCACCGGAGCCGGCGTACCAGCCCACCGCCACGGCGATCACGACCATGGCCACCATGCGATGCCTGTCCGTCATTGCTCCTCCGGTGGCGGCTGCAGCCAGTCGCCGTTGTGAATCTCGCGGTACGCAAACCCGTCCACGCCACCGATGGCGTAGCTGTCGCCCTGTGCAAGGATTCGCTGGATGGCCGACTTTTCGGCCCAGAATGTGCCGTCGGGCTGGTCTGGTGGGAATTTCCCACCGCCGACGTAATTGCCCCACGAGTTGCAGACGAGGCCACCCGTGCGGTTGCCAAACCGCACGCCGATCACGCACATCTGGTGCATCCACGTGCCGGACGCGGCACAGAAGCCGTCGGCGTCGCGGTTGCCGCTGTTGAAGCCGACCGAGCTGGCGATGGTCACCGGGTAGCCCGAGGTCACGGCGGCGACCAGCTCGTCCCACGTCTTACAGGCCACCACGTGCCGGCAGGGATGCCGCTTGGCTCGCGCGTCGAGCTTGCCGTCGTCGCCCTGGCCGCCGCAGCCGTACGCTCCCCACGCCTTGGCGCGGGCCTTGTCGTACGTCCGCAGGTCGTGCCCTAGCACGTCCTCGCGGTACACGACGCCCCAGTCACGCAGCCAGCGGGCCGCTCCCCATCCGGTGGCACCGTCGCTCCACCCGCCAACCGGCGACCGACCGGAGCCGTCCCGGCCGCGCGCCTCGACCCGGGCACCGCCGTATATCGCTTCGCTGGCCGGCATCTTGGGCGGCTCGGCCAGCTTGCCGGTCGCCCAGTCCACGGCCTCGGCGCAGAAGACGGCGTGCATCGCGCCCCAGGCTATGCAGTCGCCGATTCCTTGCTTGCCAACGACGAACGGCGTGCCGTACCGGGCGCGGTGCGCTCGGTCCATCTGCCTGTAGAGAAACGTGTCGACTGGCACGGCCTGACGCATGGCGTCGGCGCCGGCCTGGGCGAAGTAGGGCTCGGGCAGCTCCTCGAGGAACCGGGCGACTCCCTCGGGGTCTGGCACGTATCCGGTCAGGATCGCCGGCTGCCGCACCTCGCCGGCTGCCCACCAGAAGGAGAGCACAAGCCAGACGACCAGTGCCGCAGCCGCCACGAGGCGCCACGGATGCTTGGGTGCGCTCACCTAGCGGCCTCCGCGGCCCGGGCGACCTCACGGTAGGCGGCGACCCACTTGGCCTTCTGCTCGGGCGTGAGCGGGCCTCCTGCGGTGCCTGCGACGGTGTTGAGGTAGTCCTCGATCGCCTGACGCGCGAGCGGGTGCTTGGCACCCAGCGACTCGCCACGGCACAGGAGGACGCGGCTGCGGACCCGCAGCTCGTCGAACGCCACGCCGGTGCGGATGAGCGGCTCGGGCTGGCTCGCGTCCCACTCGATCTCGTTGGCCAGCTCGGTGCACAGGGCTGCGACGAGCGCCGCGTCCCGGGCGGCATCCGGCCCGACGAACTTGCCGCGCAGCGTGAACGCCGCCGGGTCCGGGGCAGGGGCCGGCGCCGGCGTGGCCGGCGAGCTGGCGACGTACGACCACGCGGCCGCGGCGACGAGCGCGGCTGCGGCCAGGTGGCGGCTGTCGAGCTGCGGCCACCGCCATTCGTGGTAGTGAGCCTGAATCCACGGCCAGGCGAGCGCCACCGCGGCCACGGCGACGAGCAGGAGCGGCATCATTCGGCGGCCCTCGTGAGCGGTAGGACGATCTCGATGGCACCGCTGGCGAGGGCCAGCACGAGCGCCCGGATCGCTGGTCGGGCGAGGATCCAGACCGGCCAGACGACGACCGGCACGGCCTTGTCCGCGAGCTGGTCGAAGAGCGCGGCCACGGCCTCGAGCACAAGCGCCTTTTTCTCGGCACCGCTCATCCCGAGCACCGCGTCGAGGGTCTCGACGGACAGCCGCAGGAGAGCAATCAGCAGCTCGCCAAACTCGGCCCACGTGATGCCGCCGGCGGCCTTGGCCTTGGCGACCTCGAGGAACGCGGCGACCTGCGCCATCAGCGTGGCCTCGCCGCCTGCGGCCATGACAGGTGCGTCGGAGATCATGCCTTCACTCCTGCCAGGACGATCTCGTACGTGGCGGACGCCGCTCCGCCTTCGATGACGATGTTGCCGGCGTCAAACCACTTGTTGGTCGGAGCAGTGCCGGCGGTCCACAGAAACACCGCACCCGGCGGCATCCCGCAGTTGGTGCCGGCGATGTCGTAGGTCAGAGTGACCGTCGACGACTGGTTGCGGACGTAGATCAACTTGACGCTCGCCAGATTGAGCGTGCCGGCCGTGCCGAAGACCGACAGCGGCAACGCCGTCGTGTTGATCGTGTCGGTGGCCGAGATGCCGACGGTGCGCACGTCCCGCCAGTAGCCGTTGACCTGGCCGGCGCCGGTGCCGTTGGCGAGCGACAGCGTCTGCAGCACAGACGCGGAGTCGGTGACGGTCGTCAGCGTCAGGTCGTCGACCCATGACGCCGCGAGCCGCAACTGCCCGGTGATCGTGAGCGTAGGCATCAGGTGGGTGCCACGGAGGTGCCGACCAAATACAGCGAGTAGCTCACCGCCGCGGCGTTGGGGTTGGCGATGTACATGAGCTGGTTGGTCGACGTGACCGGCCAGGCGTTGATGTGATTGATTGAAAACCACTCGGAGCCCGGCCCGATCTCCGACGCGTAGGCGACGCTGGGACGGCCCGGATCGCAGCCGACGCGGATTTTGCGGCCGCTCGTCGTCTCGGTGTTGACCACGCGCACCAGCCGCAGCTGGCGGAAGTCGTAATTGACGGTGACGCCGAGCGTGGTCTGCGTGATTGCCCGCAGGTCGATCTCTTCGAGCGTGTTTGCGGCGATGGTGCGGTTGGCCGCATAGACGAGGTCCGCCTGCCGGCTGCCGCTGCCGTCGGTGATCGCGTAGGTGTTCTGGTCCGTCTTCGCAGACACGGTCGTGCCGATGTCCTGGTCGACCGTGCGGTCCCAGATCATCACGGTACGCATCGTCGCGGTCAGTGTGTCAGCCATCGAAAAGCCCCATCTCGATGGCCTGACGGGCGACCGACGGCTTGACGCCCAGACGGAACGCGGCCAAGGCGATGTCCTCGGGCGACAGCCTGGCTGGCTTCTTCGACGTGAGCTTGCCCCACGTCTGCTGCGTCGGCGTGTAGACCGCGGCCAGCGACAGAGCGTCGGACGGCGACGGGATCGCCTCGCGCTGGCCGCTGCGGTGCCGGTAGTGGGCAATCACGCTGCCGTCCTCCATGCCGTCACGGTACGGCAGGACGGCGGTCGGTCGGCAGGGGTTATGGACGCTCGGACTCGCGGTACAGCACTAGGGCGATGATGCTGTAGGCGGCCATGTCCAGAAGCGTGTCAGGGATGCCGTCAAACTCCACCTTGCCACGGCGAAAGTAGGCCCGCAGACGGTGCATCTTGTCGGCCAGCCTGATCACGCAGCCCGCCCACGCCGGCACGTTCACGTAGTCGGCGCTCGTGCGAATGTTCGACAGCGCGTCCTCGTCGACGCCGTAGTCGAGTGTCTTGCGCAGGTGCAGCTCACGCAGCTCGTCGAGCACGGCGAGGAACTCGGCCGATCCCGGCCGCAGCGACGCCTCCCGTGCAAGCCGTGCCGGCTTGGCGTCCTCGACTGTCTGCTTCCAGCCGGCGGCCGCCGCACGCAGCTCGGCCTCGCCTCGCAGGATGTAGTCCACCGGGATCGTGCGGCCGCCGTCGCAACAGGGCGCCGGGTCCGACAGCACGCTCGCCGCCGCGGCCTGCGCCGGCGGGCAGCCCGCCAGCGACGCTGCCATGCCCTCGTGTCGTGCCGTCACAGCCGCCCGCAGGGCAGCGTTGCTCTCGTCCAGTGTCACCGTCGTCCTCCTGGTGGTGGTCCAGATACGTGCATGCTCGACAGCCCGCCGCCGCGCTCGTACACGAACAGCTCCATCGCCTGCCTGTTGCCCACGAAGCCCTGCTGTGCATGCCACTCGTCAGGCGGACACAGGGCAGGGGCCACCCGCACGAGCACGCCGTCGATCGTCTCGATCGGCCGACTCCACTCGGCGGATTGCTGGTGGTAGTGCCCGGTGTGGATCTCCCGGTAGGGGCACTGGCTCCACAGTTCCGCCGCCTCGAGCGCCATGAGCTGCGGCAAACGCTTTTTGGCCCGGTGACCGTGGCAGAAACCGAGCAGGTTGCCGGCGTGGTGCAGGTACTTTCGCGGCGTAAACGTGTCCTCGACCCGCACCCGGCGGTCCTTGCGGAAACGCTCCTGCAGGATCCGCAGCCACGCCCAGGTCAGCGTCTCGTCGTGGTTGCCGTGCACCGTGAGCGTGTCGGTCGGGGCGATGTCGCCGGCCAGGTCCACGACCCGCAGCAGCTCGTCGGTGCCTACCTCGATCATTTTCTGCAGCCGCCCGTCCCGCTCAAGCGGCGTGCCGCTCGTCGTGGTGCCGCTCGGCGTGTCGTAGTGGTACACGTCGCCGAGCGTGGCCACTGTCAGCCGGCTCGGCCGCATGGATGCGGCGATCGACAGCAGCTCCTGTGACGCCTCCCTAATGAGCGTGGCCGCGATGCCGACGTCGTAGTCTTGCTGGCCGGTCGTGCGAGCCCACGCGTACTTGCCGAAATGCGGGTCGGCTATCACGAGCACCGCCCAGCGGTCGCCCTTGACCGACTTGGTCTTCGGCCGGGATGGCCGCACGATGTCTCGGCTGGCCGCCGCGATCATCGCCTCGACGACCTCACGCACGCCCGGGCCGGGTCGCGGCTTGAGCCGCACGAACACGCGAAACAACTCGGTCACCACAGGCTGGCCGCTCGACCGGTCGACGGACATGCCCTCCCACTTCGTGGCCTCGGACGCCGCGACCTCGTACTTGGTCATGTCGGCCTCGATGTGCGCTAGCAAGTCCTCGACCGTGCGGATCGTGCGCGAGACGCTGCGGGCCTCGACGGTGTCTCCGTCGGTGCGCTGCGTGATCTGCTCGGCGTCCTTGCCCTGCGGCACGTCGGCTGCCGCCTCGGCCAGGACGGCGTCGGCTAGTGGCTTCGTCGTCCGATCCACGCCTCGACTCCTTGGATGCCGCAGATGTCGTGGCCACGCTGTTGGCACACCGTGACGATCGCCCGGGCGAGCGCCCGCTTGTGCATGGGCACCTGGCCGACACGCCACCGATCCCGCAGCTCCTCGAGCTGCCGCAGGTCGGCCTCCGGCAGCCGCATGTACCACGGCGCGTAGCCTGGGCCTTTATTCGCAGCGACAGCGAGCACCTGGTCGATGATCGACGGCGTGTCGTCACTCGTCACGTCGGAAGCCCTCCTGCTCGAGGACGGTGGTGAGCATGCCGGCGAACTCAGACACCGACTCTTCCGAGATGTCGGGCCACCTCGCGTGGATCAGCTCGTGCAGGAGCGTGTCGAGGTAGTCGGTGCCGGTCAGGCGTGAGTCGACCGTGATCGTGCGCGTGGCGTAGTCGCACAGGCCGTAGAGATTGCGCAGCCGCGCCCGGACGATGTGCCACTTGGCACCGGCGATCTCGATCGTCCGCTGTCGCCTCGCCATGCCACCACCTTATCCATGTGCGTCCAAATCCGTGGTGCCGGTGTGGTCAGGGTTTGGTGTGCCGATGCCGATTCTGTAGCCAACCTCGTTGAGCCATTGCTGGCGCTGCTGGCATCCGCAGTCCTTGACGCCTAGCGCAGCGGCCACACGTTCCTTGGTGATGCCTGCGGAGTCCAGCGCGGCGGCGACGCGATCACCAAGGCCGGGAGCGGGTGCACACTCTGCGTTCACCGGCAGCCGACGGACGCGCACGCGACGGCCGCACCGGTTGCACGTGCAGTCATGCATGTGATCGGCGTCAGTGCATAAGAACGCGCACGCCGTCATGGGAGGACGATGTCCACTGATTGAACGACAACGCTATTCATTGTCGTGTCTGCATCAGTCACGCTTGAAAGGAGCTGCCAATCCGAACCAATTGAAAAACCTGGCTGCCCAAACAATGGCGCATACGGCATTGGGTTTGTGAATTGCCCGTTGATGCACTGGGACACAACAGACCTGTCGTTGACTGCATTGGACGCTTGAGAGCAGTCTGCGGACGAGGACGTGCACCCGCCTATGGTGCCAATGTCGTAGTATTGCGGATTGCCGCACGATAACTGCCCGCTGCTATACTGCCTTTCCGCTTTTCCAATAAGCCGCACGTTTAGAAGTTGCAATGCATAAAACAGATTTGTCGGCGCGGTGCTTGGATTGTTGTACACATCCACAACAATAGTTACCGCTCCGCACCCTGAAGGCTGTCCCTGCACTTCAACGGACCACCTGGTAAACGCTCCAAGAGAGCCGATGCGCGTCAAAAAATGCGTACCGTCGAGTATTGACGTTTTTGCGGCCACAGACTCTTTTTGCGTTGCTGTTCCAAACTCGCTCTGCGTGTTGTAGATTCGCGTGCGTTGCAAAAGGTAATCGTTGGCCGTGATTTCCACTATCACATCGGTGGCTACGCTCCAGTCTCCTGTGCAAGGATTGCAACACGGCGAGCATCCCAAAAACATTACGCACACTCCGCCGCAATCAGTACCCACGTGCTGTCAATCAATGCACACGCCACCCGGCGCGTGCCGCTGGATACAGTCACCGTGGCGAAGTAGTTGGTGGCCGTGAACGTGGTTGCAGGTGATAGCGCCGTGCCGTCGCCGGCTTGTTGCGTCACCGTGGCAGTGGCGCCTTTGTTCCACGTTGCGGAAACGGTTCCCAGTCGCACGGTGCCCCTCCCTGCGCCAATCCGCACCAGTGCCCATTTGTTTGCACCAGTCCCGGATTCCTTGTAAATGATGGCCGCACCGTTTCCGCCGCTTTGCAGCTCGGACGTCGATGCCTTCGGGCCGGCCGTGGCATCTGCCGCGTTGCGGACCTCGAGCTTGACCTGAACAAGGCCATCCACAGCCAGCCTGCCGATTGCGTTATTGGCGATTGGCTCCACGGCGACGCCAAACAAATCGTTGGTCGACGTGGTTGGCGTGCTGCCCCTCAGGACAGGTGATTGCTCGTACTGGGCCGTGGCCGGCCCAGTAACGCCAGTTGGTGCGACCTCCAGCCCGGTGATCGCCAGCACGCCCCAGCGTGGCACGGTCTGGCCGCTGACGTTTTTGCACGGCAGTGCAATGAAGGGGGCGCCACCATAGGCGGATGGACCGGCATTCACTTCCGGTCGCTGGCCAAGCACAAGGTCAGCTGCGTCCTGCGCCCGGTTCCACGCCCTGGCCGATATCGCCGAATTCAGCGACTGACCGGCTTCAATGCGTCCGTCACGCCTGGCCATCAGGTCACCCCGATCCCAAGCAGGGAAAAATTGGCCTCTGGATAGACCTGGTTCACGTACACGTGCAGTGGCTTTTTCAACAGAGTCGTTCCAGATACAGAATCCTCGTACCGCACCCACAGGTACTCGTGGCCCTTTTTCTCGATGTTGGTCACGTCTCCGACATTCAGTCTTGGCAGGGTCGTACCATCGGCGTTGGCCTGTGCGACGAACTTGTAGGAAAGGGACCAGGGCGAGTTGCCCTTCTCGGCGTCCCAGTCTTGCGACCCGCTGCCACCCATGAACAGCACTTCGCCAGCGGCGAATCCCCTGAATGAGCTGTTGTTGACTGTGCCCGTGATTGCCGACACGATTTTGATGTAGTCGGTTGTCACGTACTGTGTGGGTACGTCGTAAGTCTCAGTCCATTGCAGGGCTGGGATTACTACGTCGACGCCTTGGACGTTCTGGCCGTCGACACCTATAGCACCCTGCTGATCTGGCGCAGCGCTTGCGCCACTCGTCGGATACCGTTTTTCTGTGTTCCACACCAATCCACCCAGCGCAGTGCCAGCCGCATAACTCGGCTGCTGCGTGATGTGCGTCGTTCCGCCTGACGTATCGAACGACCTCGAGCGTCGCAGCGGGTCGGGCTTTTGGTCGTCGTCAGCACCGCGGCTGACGTAGCTGACCGTCAGCTGCCACGCCTCGTCGCCCAGGTAGTCGAGCGTGTAGCTCTCGGCCTGCAGCTTGTTCTGCGGCTGACCGGGGTACTCCCAGTAGAGGTAGCTGGTCCACAGCGTCACGTTGACGTCGTCGTGCACGGCACGGTCGTCGGTCGTGCCGAAAATCTTCCACGACTTCTTGTACGTGTTCTGGCTGCGCTGGCCCAGACGGTAGATCGTCGCCGACCGGCTCGCGGAGTCCTCAACCCATGTGTATGTCGGCATGCGTCAGGTCCCCACCAAGGCCGGGTCTTCGTCCGTGTTGTCCGCGATCCGCTCAAGCAGGTCGACCTGCTGCTGTGCGAGCGACTTTGCAAACCCGAGGCCGCTGGCCGCGGCCGCCGAGAACGTGCCGACCACCTCGCCGCGCTCCATGCCGGCGGCAGCGGCGCCTGCACCTTCGCGGATGCGTTGCTCGTTGCCGCCGGCCGCTCGCTCCGCCGCACGCTCGGCTGACGCTGCCAACGCCTCCGCCAGTGCCGCCTCGGCACCCTGTGTGGCACTGCGACGGTCGGCCGCTCGCTGTGCGTTGGCGTCGAGGCGGCCTTGGGCGGTCGCGTCGGCGTTGGCGTTCATGGCGTCGATATTGCGTTGCGACTCTGCGGCAGTCTGTGCGTTCTCCTGTGCTGCCGTCTGCATGCGTCCGGCGATACCAGGGCGAGCCTGTGCGCGTGCCCTCGACCGCGCTGACATCTCGTCGTTGACCTTGGCGTTTTCTTTGGCAAGGTCGTAGCCGCGGGTGATGAAAGACTGCACATAGTTCCACGACTTGCGGACGGCGGCCTCCATGGTGTCCCAGGCGGCGAGAATGCCGTTGATGATGTTGTCGAAAGCACCCTGCAGGATCGCCCCGAACGTGTTGGCACCCTGTGTGACGTACGACCACATGCCTTCCCACGTCGTGGCCACGGACGTGCCCAGATACGTCCACGTGTTCTGGAACGTCGCCACCCACGAGTCGACCTGCCCCATAAGGGCCTCGACACCACGCGCCCAGCCGGCCTGCAGCCCGAGCCACAGGATGTCCATGGCACCAGATAGGTTGCCGGCGGCCAGCTCCTGGTACACGCCGTCAAACGTGGCCGTGGCGGTGGCGCCCAAGTCACGCAGCACGCCCATGGCATTGGACCCGGCATCGACAAACGCTCCGCCGATGACCGACGCGATCTGACCGAAGCCGCCGGCTGCGTAGATGGCCGCACCCGCCACGGCGCCAAGCAGGCCCACGGCGATCGCCAGCGGGGCGTTAGCGGCCACCCAGGCAGCCAGGCTGGTCGCCGCCGCCACGGTCGTTTTGACGCCGTACAGCACGGCACCGGCGGCTGCCGAGACGAAGGACGCAGCGAGCTGATAGGCGAGCTTGACGGTGGAGACGAGCGGCGTCACGAGCGATGCAACGCCTGTAGAAAGTGTTTTGACTGCGAAGCCGGCTGCAGTAAGTGCAGCACCGGCCGCGACCATAGCCGCGCCGACCGCCAACGCCTGCTGAACAAAGACTTTGTTTTCGGAGATGTACTTCGACACCTGGCCGACAATCAGGGCCACCGACGACGCGAGGCCGGACATGGCTGGTGCCACAGCCGCACCGACCATAAGCGTCACGGCCTTTAGCGCCGTCATTAGCTCGCCGATCGAGTCGTTGAGTCGTGCCGCGGAGTCGGCCGTCTCCTGATCCATCACGATGCCGAGCTGCTCGGCCTGCTGCATGAGCGCCCGGATGCCGCCGGCGCCGTCCTCGAGCATGGGCAGGAGCGCGGCGCCGGCACGTCCGAAGACGGCCATGGCCAGCGCCGCCCGCTCGCCAGGATCCTGCACCCCAGCCAGTGCATCCGACAGCGCGAGAAACTGGTCCTCCGGAGACATCTGCCGTAGCTCGTTGACGTCCACGCCCAGCCGCTCAAATGCCTTCGCGGCAGCCTTGCCGCCTTGCGCAGCCGTGTCCAGCGTCCGCTGCATTGTGCGGATGCCTTTTTCCAAGGTGCCGACGTCGGTGCCCGACTGCCCGGCCGCGAAACCGAGCGCGGACACGGCCTCCGTGGACATGCCGGTGCGCGCGGCCATCTTCTGCACCGCGTCACCAACCTCGGAGAATGCAGCCGCCGCGCCAGCGATCGGTGCCGTGATCGCGCTGCCGGCGGCCATCAGCCGGCTGCCGATGGACATCATCGACGAGCCGAGCTGCCCCATTCGCTTGTTGATCGTGCCGAGGGCCGCGAACAGCTTCTTCGGGTCCGCGCCGATCTCGACGTAAACCTTGCCCTGGCGGACTGCGTTGGCACTCATGTGTTCACCTCATGCCAATTCGGCCCGAGCAGCTTGCGGATCTCGTCGGACGTCGCTTGCCGCGGCGCTGCCTTTTTCGCGAACGGGTTGAACTCGATCGGCTTGGCTTGCGGCTGGCCCTTGCTGCGGTGCAGGTTGGCCTGCTGACTCATGAGCCACGCGACCCGCCACCACTCCTGCTCTAGACGAGCGTCGCGAGCGGCGAAGAGTCCACGGATGGTCCATTCATCTGGGTTGACTCCGAGGATTCCTGCGGCCTCGTAGATGGCGTCCCAGATTGTGCGAGTAGGGACTCGACCGTCGTCTGTTGCAGTTGCGCCTCCGCCCGATTGGCCAGCTCGGCCTGCAGCTCGTCCATTCGCTCGACGAGCTGCTTGATCATGCGGCGAAGGCGGAGGGGGAAAAAATCGACCAGCTCCTCCTCGAGCGCACGCTGCGCCGCCTCGAGCGAGTCACCACGCAGCGACTCCAGAAACTCTTCCTTGGTCAGTTTGCGCTCGTCGACCTGTCGGCAGAGGATCGCGTAGAGCACCTCGCCGATCGTCGTGTACCGTGAGCGGATGACCTCCAAGGCTCGTCCGATCGTCGACACGTCGATCAAGTCGAACGGAATGGACCGGTCGACCTTGCGGACAGAGCCGTCCGGCTGCTCTTCGTCCTCTTGGACGTCGATGCGCACCAGATCCTTGACCCGAGCGGCCGCACCGCACGTCATCACGACGCGCCACGGCCGGCCCTCGTCGTCCTTAAATTCGCGCATGGTCAGCTCCTGAGCCCAGACCTGGTCAACGCACACTCGACGGTCCAGCTCGTCGCCCCGTCGAGCGGGTTGGTCTCGCTGATGCCGGTAACGACAGCGTCGAAGGACCAGCCGGCTTCCCCGCCAGATACGGCCACGAGCGTGCCGTCGAGTAGCAGATCGAGATCCATGTCACCGTCGTCGTTGATCTCAAACGACACGGTCGCGGCCCAGCCGGTGGAATACACGGCCTGCTCGCGCGACCCATACTCCTCGATCTCGATCGTGCGGGCTGTCGCTGTCCACGTGACGTTTCGCACGCTCGCGATGACGTCGCCGACGGTCAGCGTCGCGTCCTTGCCGAGCGTGATCGCCACGAGTCAGATGCCCCCCCGACGCGCGGTGATCGTGTACGTCACGGCGCCGTCGATGGACACGTTCTCGGTGACACCCATCACCACGAAGTTGCTCGTCGCGGTGTTGCTGACGAGCTGCGTTATGACGCCCGTGGCGTCGTGGCACTCGATCTCCCACGTCTGCGACTTGAATCCGGTATCGAAGGCGCGATAGCCGACCGTGCCGGTGCCGACGTTGCTACGGTTGGACACGTCGACGACCTCGGCCTCCTCGGTGTACGTGGCCGAGATGACGTCGGTGCCGAACGGTGGGGCGCTCGCCGCCTTGAAGCCGAGGGTGATCGCCATGGTGGTCTCCGGTCAGGTCTGGGTTTTGTATCGCTGGGCGCTGACGGTGTACGTGATGATGCCGTCGATCGGCTGCGACTGGGCCACGTTCGTCACGACGAATTCGACGGCGTTGCCAGTCGTCGTGCCGGTGAGCGTGAACGTCCCGCCGACGGCCACGCCCGGGGCGTCGACGCACTCGACCTCGATGGTCTGCTCGACCATGGCCTTGATGAACGTGCGAAACGTGTCGCCGAACTTGGTGACGTCCACCTCGTTCGCGGTGTTGTTGACCGTGATCGATCGGGCGTTGGAAAGGCCCGAGATCGTGACGTCCTTGCCGAGCGTGACGGCCATGTGTGGCTCCTGCTGGTGTCACTGGCAGGGTACGGCCAGGCGACGCGTCCGCCGCAGGGGGTGTGGACGGTTATGCCGCGCGGATCGTGTCGCGAAACCGCGTAAAAATGCGGGCCACCACCTTCTGCACGCCGGCAGCACCCTGCATGAACGGACGCTTGGGATAGCGCACCGACCGCGTGATCGTGGTCTTGTCCCAGTTGCTGGCGCCCCGGAATCCCTTGTGCGTCCACAGGATCGCACCATAGTCGTAGTCGCCGCTGGCACGTCTCGGGATTGGCTTGCCGGCATCCCGTGCATCCTTCGCACGCCTAGCGGCGCCAACGCCGATCCGCCACGCCGTGAGCGTCAGGGACCCGCCAAACTCATGCAGCCGGCCGAGCCAGTCGGCGCGCAGGGTGCCGATGACGACGCTGCGTGTAGTCCCGTCCCAGTAGTACATGATGTCGTTGTAGAGCCAGCGCTTTGGCGCCCACGACTTTGGCGGCTTGCCGGCTGGCCGCGGCTTGCCGCTGCCAAGCATCGTGAGGTCTCGGTACAGGCCGTTCATGAACTCGACGACTGCCCCGGCCTTGACCTCACGCTGCCCGGCCTTGGTCCGCTTGGGTGCGTTTTGACCGATGCCTTTTTTCGACGCCTGGCGGATGTCCATGCCGGCCTTTTTGAGCGCCTCGTAGTTGGCTCGCTCGAGCAGCCGGCGAACCTTGGAGCGGTCGAAAAACTGTCCCTTGACCCGCGCGGTGATCGCCCGCTGGCTCGCGGTCGCGGCCGACACTGGCCGGCGGTTTCCGCCACGTCTGCCGGCCATCAGCGGAACGTCCTGTAGGTGGCCGTGATCACCGCCCGCCACACGTTGCGGTCGTGCAGTGCGTCGTCCGGGTTCACCTCGATCGCGACCTCGACCGGCGTGGTCACGCCGCTGGGCCACGTCACCGCTTGGTCCCAGGTGTGTGCCCGGATCGCGTCCGCGATCTCCTCCGCCAGGTCCAGCATGTCGTCGGCCATCTCGTCCGACGGCGTGTGCCGGCCGACGAAGACGGTCGCCTGGTAGTCGTACTGGTGGTGCGTGCGGTCGACTCGCTCGATCGTCAACGTGCCAGGCATGACCGCGATCACCGGGTCGACCATCTCCTCGATGGTGTAGTCCGGCCAGTTGACGCGCTCGACAGCCGGCTGCGTGGCCACCGACGTGAACGTCTCGGCGTCCAGGCCGTCGGCAAGAGCGTCGGCAATCTCACGCAGCGTGCTGCTCATGGGCCTCGATCTGCTCCACGTTCTTCGCGAGCCGCGGGTCGTCCGGGCATCGTCGCACAGCCTCGCGGGCGTACTGCAGGGCTTGTGGGTGCTTGCCTAGATTCCACGCAGCCACGGCCGCCAGGTCGTAGGCCTTGGTGACAGCGTCCGGATCGGTGGCGTGCGTCGACTCGCCGGTGGCCTGCATGGCCGCCTCGGCGAACGTCAGGCACTCGACCCACTCCTGCCGCTGGTAGTGCACCCACGCGAGTTGCTGCCACGCGTCGGGCTCCGCCTTCGCCTCGTAGGCTGCCCGGTGCAGATGCCGCTCGTCTTGCGTCAGCCGGTACAGGGCGCGGTATGCGTACGACCGCTCCGTAGGCGTGCCCGGCAGGCCGAGGTAGTGTGCGAACGTCGCCGCGGCGGCCGGGTGCCCGACCCACTCCTGCTCGCGGGCGAGGTACCAGTGAGCGCGGGCGTCGTGCGGCGCCTCGCGGACCGCCACCTCAAGCAGCTCGAGGTCCGTCTTGTGCCGCTTGCCAGGCGTCCGGTGGTGATGGATCTCCAGACCGTCGGCAACGGCCTGCACCTTCTCGCCTGACCAGCACACGAGCCCCTCGTGCGTCGGTGCCGACCACCGGAACCCGCGGCGGGCGTGGACGCGGTCCGAGAGGAACACCAGCCCAGGCACGCCTGGCGACTTCCACGACCACACGTAACGGTACCGCAGGTTGTTGACGTTGCCGGTCCACGCCCGCTCGATCGCCGCACGCCACCCGGGCTGCAGCCGCTCGTCGAGATCCAGCCGCACGCACACGTCCACGTCGTCCGGCAGGTGGTACAGCGACAGGTTGTGCGCATCGTCCCACCGCCACGGGATCACGTTGCCGGTCATCACCGTGATGCCGCAGGACCGCAGCCGCTGCGGGGTCGAGTCGGTCGACCCGGTGTCCGTGACGATCACCACGTCGGCGCCGTCGGTCGACTCGGCCCAGTCGATCGCGTGGGACTCCTCGTTCTTGGCGAGCGCGTAGATACCGATCTTCACGAGCCGCCCCACGTGTAGATGGTGTCATGCGGCAGCCGCTCCGCGACGGCGTACCCGTGAGCCAGAAACCACGCGTGCACGTCAGCGGCCGTGTGGCCGTAGCGCGTCTCGTTGCCAATCGTCTCGACGACCACCGCCGGCCTGTGCACCGACACGGTCACCTCCGCACCATGCAACGCCTGCAGCTCGTAGCCCTCCACGTCCAGGTGCAGGCAGTCGACCGGTGCTGCAAAGTCGTCGAGCCTGATGGTCGGGATCAGGCCGCCCGGCTGGCAGTAGTAGCCGCCGCAGTTGCCGTCGTGGTCCACCCGCATCGACACCGGCTCGCGGTCGATGCCGAGCGCTGCCTGCACCTTGACCACGTTTGGCTGCTGGCAGTTGCGCACCAAGGCGTGGAAGTTGAGCGGGTGCGGCTCGATCGCCAGCACCTGCCCAAACCGTGACGCGTAGGCCGCCACGTAGAACCCGGCATTCGCGCCGGCCACCACCACCGACCGCCACTGGCTGACCTGCCGCATGACGCGATCCGGCAGGCCGGCCGCCATGTGCATCCAGTCCCAGCAGCCGCTGTCGGCCGCCGGCCACCACAAGCCGCCACGCTGCTCAAGCTGGTCGTCAAGCGTCATGTGATCACCGCACACTGCCGCAGGCCGTCGTCGATCCACCTGGCCGGCCGCTTGGCTTGGTCGAGGAACTCAAGCACCGCCCGCCGCACGTGCGGGTTGTCGCAGTCGTCCGCCAAGATCACCGGGCACGCGGCCACCAGCAGCAGGTCCCGCAGGGCACCCTGGTAGGAATGGTCGCCGTCGACGTGGGCAAAGTCCGCCCGCGGCAGCTCACGGACGTGCTGCGTGTCCACGACGACGAGCTGGGCATCGATGCCGCGGCGGGCTCGCACGGCGTGCCAGTGCCGCAGGCACTCGGGCGAGTCGTCGTCGAGGCCGCCGTCGATGCACAGGTAGCGTGCCATCGGTGCCGCCACGGCGAACGCCGCGAGCGAGTAGCCCGCCCGGGTGCCGATCTCGATCACGCTGCCCGGTGAGAATTCGGCACACACGGCAGCCTTGTTGACGTAGTGGCCGGCGGCCTCGTCCGTCAGGCGAAACCAGTCGCCAGGCCGCCAGACGTCGACCAAGGCTGCCAGCACCTGCTCCCTACTCGGTAGCATCGAGCACCTCCCAGACGGCGGCGGCCGGCAGCTCGCACACCCACGCCTCCGCGTCGTGCACGCCGTAGGACACGATCACGCGGTCGCCCTGGACGGCGAGGCCGGCGGCGAACTCGATCACCCGCAGCTCGCGGAACGAGAACCAAGGGGAGACCCGCGCGAGCCGCAGGCCGGCGTCGAGCCAGATAAACCGATGCTCGTACACTCGCTGCGAGCCGACGTAGCACACCTCGTGCACGCACCCGAGCCAACCGTCTCGGAAGGGCACGAGCTGTGACCCGCCCCGGAACCGCTTGGCCAGCGGCGTCGTCGCACCGCGCCTCGACAGCACGTAGCCGCCGGGCAGCTCGGGGTTGGCGTCGACCGTGACCAGGTGGCCGTCGTGGTGGCAGCCGTAGAGCCAGCCGCCTGGTGCCGCGAGGAACGGCATCCAGTTTTTCTCGTGCTCCTGCGTCGAGACGCTGTCGAGCACCCGCAGCCCGGACATGGTTGCCGAGCGGACGTCGAGGTCCGCCGTGGCGATCCGGCAGCGGCCGTCGGTCCACGGTGCCGCGTTGCGCACGGTCGCCGACACGCCCAGACCGGTTTCGGTATGCCGCAGCCGGCAGTCCTCGAGGCCGTGCACCGGGTAGCCGCTCGTCGGGTATTCCGGGGCGACGATGTGCCGCTGACTGACGACGCCGAGGTGCTGGTCGAACCTGACGACGATGTTTTCGGTGCGGATGACGCCGCCGTCCGCCTCGGGCATCCGGTATTGGTGGTCGACGATCTGGTAGTTGCTCGACCGCACGATGCCGATCAGGTCGCCGGCGACGAGCGCGATCGTCGGGTTGAACGTCGACCACCCGTCGTGCACCGGCTCCACGGCGATCCTGACGTGCCGCACCGCCGGCACCAGCTCGGACAGGAGCGGCGTGTACCACGCGCGGTTGCTGCGGGCGAGCTGCTCGGTCTCGACCGCCAGGCCTGGCACGGCCAGCAGCTGCTCGGCCGCGCGGCGGCCGGCGGCGATCTCGTCGCAATAGAAGGCGTGCTGCAACAGCCCGGCGAGGTGCTCCACCATGCCGCCATCGTGACCAGCGGCCGGCAGGCGGCAGAGGGGGTCAGGCAGCCGCGTGGACGGCAGCGTGCCGTACCGTCTCGCGGATGCCGGCGGCTAGGGTGACGGATGGCCGCCAGCCCAGCAGGTGCTCGGCGAAGGCTGCGTCGACCAGGCTACTGCCCAGGTCGCCGGCTCGTGGATTGCCGTGCACCGGCGGCGGCAGGCCACGGCCCGTGACGGCCTCGACCTCTCCCCGCACCAGCTGCTCGAGCTGGGCCACGCTTGTGCCCACGCCGGTGCCCACGTTGACCGGGAAAAGCCTGCCGTATGGCAGCTCTGCAGTCAGCGCCAGCACGTTGGCGGTGGCCACGTCCCGCACGTGAACGTAGTCGCGCGCCTGGCTGCCGACGCCGTGGATCTGGCACGGCCGACCCTCCATCGCCGCCCGGCAGAAGATCGCCACGACGCCGGCCTCGCCGTGCGGGTTCTGCCGTGGCCCGTAGACGTTCGCGTACCGCAGCGCCACGGCCTGCATGTGGTACCAGTGTGCGTGCCACGCCAGGTACCGCTCCGCCGTGAGTTTGGCCAAACCGTACGGGCTGACCGGGTCTCGGACGGCCTCCTCGACGGCCGGCTCGCGCACGTTGCCGTAGACGACGCCACCGGACGACGCGAAGACGATCCGCCGGCAGTCATGCCGTACGGCAGCGGAGACGACGTTGATCAGCCCGACGACGTTGACCTCGGCGTCGAACGCCACGTCTCGCACGGACCGGCTCACGCTGATCTGGGCGGCCTGGTGGCAGATGGCCGTCGGTCGCACCTCTCGGACGACCCGCTCGACGTCGCCGGCGTCCCGCACGTCGACCACGTGCACCGCAACGCCTGGCGGCACGTTGCCGCGGCTGCCGGTCGACAGGTCGTCGAGGACTGCGACGCCGTGGCCCGCCTGGAGCAGCTGGTCGACGACGTGGCTGCCGATGAAACCGGCTCCGCCGGTGACAAGAATCATGAGTCGGGGAACGCTGCCGTGGGTGGCGTGAACCCTGCCGTATACCGAGCGACACCCTTCGTGATGCGGAGGTCGTCGATGTACCCAGAAAACGATCGTGTCGACGGAGCGTACGCACCGCCACCGATCACGAGCGGTCCGCTGTTGTTGGTGCTCACCGTGAACGACACGGTATTGGAAGCAGACTGCACGCCGTCAATGAAAAGCCGCAGTGTCGATCCGCTGCGTGTGACGGCGACGTGGTGCCACGCGTTCTGGCTCGGCTGTGTCGTTGTGACCGTTTGGGTGGTTGCAGCCCAGGGCACAAAAATGATCCCACTGCCGCCAAATTCCAGCGTCCACGCGTCCGATGTGGTGCTGCCGACCGGACCCTTGCCGACCAGTCCGGCGTATGTCTGATTGCCACCGTCGTGGTAGTACCACAGCTCGATCGTGAAATCGCCTGACCCTAGTTCGAGCGCGTTGGCCGACGTGATCTGCACGTAGTCGCCGCTGCCGTCAAACTTGCCGCTGGCGCCGCCAAACTTGCTCTGGGTCGTGCTGATCTGTGCGTTGCCATTGGCCGTCGCTGAGAACGCATTTGATGACGAGTCTGTAAACGTCGTGCTCGCGTTGGAGCCGTCCATGTGCAAGAGCAGCGACACGCTACTGAAGTCTTGATCGGTTGCATTAGACGGCGGCCACATCGAGTTGCGCTTGTACCAGTAGTGCAAGTGCAGCGGCCAAACACCAACAGCACTCGACGTGCTGGGGGCTGGCGGACCGATCCCGATGTACCCGCCTGGTATGCGCCCCATAGCGTCAAGAAATCTCCAGATAGCTGCACACGAACTCGAGGTCGTTTGACGCGCTCGGCGTGACGACGATTGACCGATCCTCCTCCAGCCATATCGTCGTGTCCTTGCTGACGACGACGAGCGTGGCGTCGGCCGGGACAGTTACTGTCGAGCAGATAGCGTGACCGGTGCCGCCGCCGTCATCTTGGCTGTGCAGCTTCACCGTCACATCACAGTTAAGAGACCCGTCGACGTTGGCCACGTATAGCGACTGCACCTGCAGCGCCTTGCCCGAGCTGGCGGCGTTGTTGAGCAGCACCGTGCCCGTGGCGCCCGTGACCGCGGACAAGTACGCGGTCTTCGCAGTGATGGTCGTGGGTCCGACGATGTTGGGGGCAGCCATGAATCACCTATGACAGTGCGAGGATGAGTCCAATCGCGGATGCAGCTTGTGCGCCTGTTGGGCCGGTAGCACCGGTTGGACCACCAGAAGGCCCTGTCGGACCGCCCGCTCCGGTTGGCCCAGTAGCTCCTGAGATGCCTGTCGGCCCTGTGACTCCGGTGGAGCCTGTTGCACCAGTCGGCCCAACGTCGCCAGTCGGTCCACCATACGGGCCTGTCGGACCTTCAACACCGGTCGGCCCAGTTGGTCCGGTCACATTCGACGCAGCACCGGTCGGGCCTGTGGAACCTGTCACGCCCACTGATCCAGACGAACCGGTCGGGCCTGTGGAACCTGTCACGCCCACTGATCCAGACGAACCGGTCGGTCCTGTGCTGCCGATCGAGCCAGTCGGGCCGGTGACTGTAGACGCAGCTCCTGTCGCACCGACAGCACCGGTCGGGCCTGTCGGGCCGGTGACCGCAAGATCGATCGGACCGGTTGGCCAGCCGCCAGACTCTTTCGGCCCGTACAGCTTTCGCCCGACGCTGTCGAGAAACAAATCGCCGACGTTGCCGACGCCACCCGTCGGCGCAGTCACGCCGGCCAGGACGGGCGAGCCACCGGATGGGAGCGAGTAGAACGGCATGGCATCACTTTGCCCTGTGGGCGGCCTTGAGGTGAGGGGGTGCGGTCACGCGTCCGGCCCTGCCACCACGCCCTCTGCCACGCCCACCTTCGCCACATAGTTCATCAACGCCCCCACCGCCGCCGCGAGGTCCGCGTCGGCCTCCGCTCCCGCGAGCAGGTCGCGGACGTGCAGCCGCACCGGCTCGGCGGGTGCTTCTTCGACGCCGTCTGCGGTGCTGCGGAATCGGACGAGCGTCACGCGGGCTTCGGCCTCGCCGCCTGTCACTGATGACACAACGATCTCGCGGACCCACAGGCGGTCGTACGTGGCTGAATAAGACAGTGGCTCGGATGCAAAGAGCGTGGGGATGTCAGCCATTGATCCTCTCCTCTAGTGCGGCGATGCGTGCGTTGCTCTCTTGAAGTGCCTTGATCAACACCGGCACCAGTTTTTCATACGCCAAGCCGAGATGGTCGCCGCACTGTGCGACGACGCTATCGGCGTAGTCGATGCCAGCCAGTGCCGCCTGAGCCTCTTGGGCGATCAGTCCGACCTGACGCTCGGTGGCGAAGTTGCGGTCCTCTTGCGGAATGAAGTCAAACGCAACGGGACGCAGCGCTTCGATGACGCTAGTGGCGTCGGTCAGTGATTCGACGTGGGTCTTGAACCGTGCGTCGGACGTAGCGATCGTCGCGTTGGTGGCGTAAATCTGGGAGTTGACTTGCAGGAGGTAGGCACCGTTGTCTGTGGTGGTGCCGATCAAGAGTTCAGCACCGCCCGTCAGCCGCATCTTCCCTGAGCCACCGATCTGCCATTCATGGTAGCCGCTGTTGGGGTTGTCGTAGTACACGCCCGCCGATGCCGTTACTCCAATGTCCAGCGTCTGCGTGGAGTTGTCGGTGAATCGCGCGGCTATGCCGGTGCCAGAACGTACTACGTGGAGTCGCTGCGTCGGCGTCGCCCCAATCCCCACATTCCCGCTCGCATCCACCCGCACCCGCTCTGCACCTCCAGAGGTGGAGATGGTGAATATGTCGGCCCCGTCGCTGCCGATGAACGGACCGTTGCCGGTGGCACCCTTGTTGAGTTGCACGCCGAACTTCTCGTCGGCGGCGAAAAACTGGACGCGACCACCACTTCCAATCCGCACCCGCTCGGTGCCATTTGTGACCCACGCCGCTACGTCTGCCGACGGGAAATACAGTCCACTATTGGGATCGCCAGACGCTGCCACGCTGCACGCTGACACGCTGCCTGCGGTGACGACGATCTGCCCCGCGAACGTGGCGGTGCCGGTGGAGGAGATGGTGAGGCGGGTGGCAGGCGACGACGCGCCTGTCTCAACAATTATTTCCCCTGACGAGCCAGTTGTGATCGTCGCTCTGTTTGTGGCGCTGACATAGTACAGGTGAAGTTTTCCGGCCTCCGACGATGGGCCGGTGCCGCGCAAACGGAACTCCCCGCCACAGTCTATTTTGTGCGTAGGGCTGGAGACGCCGATGCCTACGTTCCCCGCTGCATCAATCACAAACGGCGACGTATCCCCACTGGCGTCATTGACGACGAAACTATTCGCCGTGCCTGCGTTTGTGACGGTCAGCGGGACAACGTCGCCCGTGTTGGCGAACGTCGCTGCGCCAGTGAACGCCGGACTCGCCGTCGGCTGCACCGAGAGCGCGGTGCGTGCCGCAGGGGCGTCGGCTGACGAAATCAAGGAACGACCGAACGACGTGCAGGTGATCTCCTCCACGTCTCCTGAACCGGACGACGAGCGACCGAGAAGGCGGTCGGTGGCGGAGACGTTCTGAATCTTTGCATACGTGACGGCGTCGTTGTCGATCGTCAGCACCGTGCCGCTGCTCGAGATCGTGATGTCGCCCTTGTCGCCGTCGGTGAATCCGACGCCGGCCATGCCTGTCGGCCCTGTCGCGCCAGTTGGTCCCGTCACACCTTGCGAGCCTTGACTGCCGGTCGACCCGGTCGGCCCTGTGGCACCGGTCGCGCCCACGGATCCCGTGTCGCCAGTCGCACCTTGCGCTCCGGTTGGCCCAGTTGGCCCGGTCGATCCGACGTTGCCCTGAGAACCCGTCGCCCCTGTCGGGCCTGTTGCGCCGACTTCGCCTTGCACGCCCTGGGATCCGACAGCCCCTGTCGGCCCTGTCGGTCCGGTGGCACCAACGGATCCTGTGTCACCGACGATGCCCTGCGGACCGGTGCTGCCTGTCGGCCCAGTAGGCCCGGTCGATCCGACTTCGCCTTGTGCACCGACAGCGCCCGTTGGCCCGGTGACGCCTTGATCACCTTGCGGACCTGTTGAGCCGGTCGGCCCGGTGACGCCCTGAATCCCCTGCGCGCCCGTCGGCCCTGTTGCACCAACGTCGCCGACCGATCCTTGCGGTCCTGTGTTGCCAGTCGGGCCGGTGCTACCGACCTGGCCTTGGACACCAGTGGCACCGGTTGGTCCGGTCACGCCCTGGTCACCTTGTGCACCGGTCGGCCCTGTCGAACCAGTGGCGCCAACGGAGCCCTGTGGCCCTGTGCTGCCCGTCGGCCCCGTCACGCCTTGCTCACCATGCGCGCCAGTCGGGCCAGTGGCACCGACGTCGCCTTGGCTGCCTACGGCACCCGTTGGCCCGGTGACGCCTTGACCACCGGTGGCTCCTGTCGGACCGGTCACACCTTGATCACCTTGGGTGCCGGTCGCACCCGTCGGGCCTGTCACGCCCTGCTGGCCTTGCGACCCGGCGGCGCCGCTGGCACCTGTAGGTCCGGTCTCACCGACGAGCCCTTGCGGACCAGTCGAGCCTGTGGGTCCGGTCGACCCAACGGAGCCCTGCGCGCCACCAGCACCCGTCGGTCCTGTCGCACCAACGCCGCCGACAGCACCGGTCGGCCCCGTCACGCCTTGGATGCCTTGCGGTCCAGCCGCGCCGACGTCGCCTTGGCTACCTGTTGGCCCGGTGACGCCGATCAGTCCTTGATCGCCTTTGACACCTGCGGCACCTGTCGGCCCAGTGGCTCCTGTGTTGCCGACGGCTCCAGACGAGCCGGTCGGCCCCGTCGCTCCCGTGGCGCCCTGCGCGCCCGAGCTGCCCTGTGCACCGGTCGGGCCTGTTGCACCTGTGCCTCCGACGTTGCCTTGCGGTCCGGTCGGGCCTGTCGATCCGACGGCGCCCGTGGACCCGACCGAGCCTGTGGCACCCATGCTGCCGGTCGGGCCGGTCACGCCTTGGACGCCCTGCGGTCCGGTGATCGATGCGCCCTGGGCGCCAGTTGGGCCGGTCGCACCGGCAACGCCCGTGGCACCGACGCCGCCAGTCGATCCCTGCGGTCCGGTTGGCCCGGTCGCACCCGAGGTGCTGAACTCCGTCCACGTCGTCAGGTCGCCGCCCAGCTGCCACAGGAGGCCCGTGGCGGTGACATGCACGAGCATGCCGGCCTCGCGGCGTGCGGACGGGATCGCGTCCCTGGCGGCGTTGCTGGCCACCGTGCGGTAGCCACCCTTGCCGTAGAGCGCCTCGTGGCTCGGGTGCACGTCGGTCGTGTCGAACGGCACGACCGACGCGGCGACGTTCGTGCCCTTAATGTTGGCCATCAGCTCACCACCACGACGACGGTGCCGGTGATCGGGTACGTGCTGCGGTAGATCGTGTAGCTACGTGCCGCCTGCCCCGTAAACGTGATCGACCTGGTCGTCGTCTCCCAGGCAGAGTTGACCAGGCCGCCGACCGTGAACGTGGGCGACCCGAACGACGCCGGCAGCACAACGTGCAGGTAGGCCGCCGTGGCCGTGATTGTTCGCGTCTGGCTGCGGCCGTCGGCCAGGTCGCTTGTGAGCTGCGACGTGATCTGACCGTCGGTGATCGCTGCGGCCGTGCTCGAGCCCCACCACCTGACGAGCAGGGCAGGGGAGGTAGCCGTGTCGTCCGCGACGGCCTTGGTGTGCACGCGCATCGTGGCTCGGAACCCGTCGCCGTACCGCCAGACCGGGATACCTCGAGGTGCCGCCACCTCGTACGTGACGTCGGACCCGCTTTGCGTGTCGACCACGCGGTCGTGCCGCTGCGGCACGCCGAGCGGGAAACTCGACGTCTTGATCACGAAGTCCCGCGATTCCCACCGCTCCACGACGCCGTTCTGATCGGCAGCCTCAAATACCGAGCTGCCGACGGTCGCCGTGACGTTCACCGTCGTAGCACCGCGCACGTACCGCACCGTCCGCCCGGCCGAGGTCGCCAGCCGGTCAGCCAGCCAAGACGCACCTACGGCGAGCATGTCGGACATCGGTCACTCCACGGCGCCACAACGCCGCCGCGGCGCGTTGTGGATACGCGCCGGCGGCGGGTTGCGACGTTGGGCTGTCCGGGACTACTTGTTGATCACCACGTCGACCGTGGTGTCGGCCGCGAGCCGGGCCTTGGCGAGCTTGCCGGCAGCCACGCCGGTGCTGGCGTGCGCCACACCGCTCGTTGCGTACCAGTTGATCGCGGAGCCCTGGGCACCGGTGGCACCCGACGCACACGGCATCGAGTACACGCCCTCGATCGCCACGACGCCCGTGTCGCCACTGGCGATGGGACGCGGAGCGACAGCGACGAGCGAGCCGATAACCACGACGTCGCCGACGGCGATCGTGCTGCCGGCGGTGTAGTCGAGGTACTTGCCATCTTGAACCGTGGAAGCCATGGGACTGGTCCTCTTCTGCTAGTGGGAGTTGATCGGTGCCGGCTGGCTGGACTAACTCGCTCCAGCCAGCCGGCGAATGGTTACCGTGTCGGTCAGACGTCCATCTTGACGCCGGCCTTGTCCTCGGCCTTGGCGACGCCGAAGTCGAAGTAGCCGCGCATCTGGACGCCGAGCACGTTGAAGTCCGCCTCGGCCGTCTCGACCACCGGGCTCTGCACGCCGTTCAAGAACGCCACCTCCATCACCGGCAGGTCGGCCGGAGACGCGAGGAGGTAGTAGTCCGCCGTGTTGCTGAGGTAGGTCGAGCTGACCACCTCATACCGACCGGCGAACACGTTCGTCGACGGCTGGCCGCCGGTCGCACCGGACGAGATCTGGACGCTGTTCATCAGCTCGGCGGCCGTGACCTCGAGGTCGACCGGGACGAGCAGCACGCGCGGCTGAACCGCGATGGGGTTGCCATCGGGATCGGTCAGCTTCCTGTAGAGCGCGAGGGCCTCCTTGAGACCGGCCAGGCCTAGGGCCGTGGCGGAGGTCTTCTTGTTTCCCTTCGCGGTCGTGAAAAACGAGCTGTCGTCCGTGAACGCCGTCCAGAAAACGGAGTTGAGCTTCAGGGCACCACCGCGACCGATCCGCTGCGGGACCGCGGTCAGGGCACCGAGGTCGTCGTTGATGAGGTCGGTACGGGTGACCGAGGTCATGATCCCGTACGTGTCCGCACTGATCGTCCGCTTCTCGTCGCTCGCGGCCGCGTGCTTCAGCTCGCCGCCGTTCTGCACTTCCTGGAACACGAATCCGCCGTTGAGACGGTACTGCGTGACGGTCTTGAAGTCGTTGACGCTGCGCACCGAGCTGATCGACCGCCACGCGTTCTCGACCGAGTCGAAGCCGGCGAGCAGGAACTTGTTCACCGTGCTCGACAGGATGTCGGCGATCGAGTGCGTCGACCACGCCGCCTGCAGAACCGGCCGCAGCGTCGCCGCCGAAAGCCGACGCGGGCCGTCGTAGCCGCCGGCCACGGCCGCCTGCAGCAGCACCTCACCGAGCGACAGGTCGCGGCGCGCCTTGTGGGCGGCCTCGAGCACCTGCGCGTCGTACTTCTTCTCGACGCCCGGCAGGTTGCCCTGCAGCGCAAACGAGGCCTCGATCACCTCGGCCGACGGCGGCGCGTAGGTGGTGACGTGCACAGCCGGCGATGCCGGACGCTCGTCGCGAGCCGCCTGGAGCTTCTCCATGTTTTTGACCTTCTCGTCGAGGGCCTTGACCGTGGCGAGCAGCTCGCCGACGTCCGCGGCCGGGGTGGTGACAGGCTCCACGGCGACCTCCGCCGTGGCCGCCACGGCCGGGGTCGACACGACCTCGTCCGTGGGCTTGGTGGTGGCGTCAGCCGCCATGGTTTCCTCCTCGACGGCCTCTTCGGCCGCGATGGCGACGCTGGTCTCCGCGTCAGCGCCCAAGGTGACAAACGAGACCTCGCGGAGAGCGGAGGCCTTGACGATGCGGACAGGCCCCATGTGGGTCTGCCCGTTTGCGGTGGCGACTGCGTCGGCGTCGACCTTCTGGTGCCGGCGGACGTCGGCGCCGACACTGGCCTGCCAGGCGTAGCCTCGCTCGGCCAGGGCGAGTACCTGGCGGGCCGTGTCGGTGTCGGCCATGATCTCGCCCTCGACGATCAGCTTGGATCCCTCGACGCGGACGCTGTCCGTCTGCCCGAGGATCGACGCGAGCCCGTAGTCGTGGCCGAGAACGATCGGGATACGCTGCTTGGTTTGCATGCCGGCCAGATCGATCACGACCGGCTCGCGGCTCCAGCCCTGACGGATCGGAGAGCCGGTGTAGGCCTCGATCGTGAACCGACGCGGGGAGGCCGCGGCCTCGCCATCGGCGGCCTGGAGAAACGTCACGCTGGTGTCGAGTTTCAGAGTGTTCATAGGAAGTCGATCAGCTCCTCGAGGTCCTCGTCGTGGTCGAAGTCGTCCACGTCACGCCTCCTGCGGGTTGGCCTCCTGCATTGGCTGGGCAGCACCACCGAGGTCGATCGGCAGCCCCAGCTCTCGCATCAGCTCCAGCTCGGCCGCACGCTGCCGCAGCTCGACGTCCCACCGCTTACCTTGGCGGGCGTACTCGCTCGCCAGCGTCGTCGTGTGCGTCCGCAGCCGCACCTCGGCCGCCGACGCCTCCTTGCCCGGGTCGACGTGCTCGCGGCCGTCCCAGACCCAGGCCCAGTTCCATTCGCTGAACGGCGGAAGGCCGTCCGGGATGACGCCGGCGAGGCTGGCCTCGTTGACCCACGCTGCCAGCACGCGGTCGAGACAGACCCGCTCGAGCTGGTCGCGGTCGACGCGCTGCATCAGGCCGTAGACCTGGTGGTCCATCCGGCCGCTGGCGTAGTTGTAGGACGAGCTGTCGAGCGCGGCGACGTTGTACGGCAGCTGCATGCAGCGGGCGATCTCGTTGAGGATCTCGCGCTTGAAGTCCTTGTAGGTGCTTGTCGGCTGCTCGGCCTTGAGCTGCGAGATGTCCCAGCCTTCCGGCAGCGTGACCAGCGACCGCTTGCGGATCTCCATCTCCGCGAACGCATCGACCTCGTCGACCTCGGCTGCAGGACTGTTCGAATGAATGAACGCCGCGAAGTCGGCGGCCGTCTCTGCGGCCGCGATGACGGCCTCGGTGTAGCGTCGCAGCTGCCCGAACAACTTGAGCGCCGGCGCCACCTCGGGCATGCCACGGTTCTGGCCAGGACGCTGACGGCGGAACCAGTGGATGACAGCGGCCGCCGGCACACGCTGGAACTGCAACGTGTTGACGCGGTAGTTGGAACCTGGGTGGAAGTTGAGCACCTGGTAGGCGACGACGTTGCCAATCTCGTCGAACTCGAGGCCGTCGACCGTGTTGCCCTCGGGCGTGATCGTCTGCCGCATCATCTCGGTCGGTGTCGCGACCATCTCGGCCTCGACGAGCCGCAGGTCGAGCTGCACGCCAGGCAGGCGGGCGTTGTTGACCATCAGCGCGAACGCCTCGCCGTCGACGACGAGCGCCTCGCGCATGGTCCGCAGCTTCGCCGGCAGGTCGATCGTCGTGCCCCAGTCGTAGAACGCCCGCTCGACGACACGTGCGGCTTCGTCCTGGACGTCGAGCTGCAGCCGCGGGCCGGTGCCAACCAGGTCGCTTGCGAGCGTGGCCGAGATGCCGGCCAGGTACGAGTTGTTGTTGCGCTCGTACCGGGCGCGGTTGCGGATCGTGCGACGCACGACCGGCGAGAGCTGCGCGTCGGCCGAGAACGCGTCGGCTACCTGCCAGTGCTTGTAGTCGTCGCCTGACTGTGCGGCCTCATACCGTGCACGAACGACCGGAGCCGCGACGGGTCGCGGCTTGGCCTTGGCACGGAAGAAGTCGAGGAATGCCATCAGGAGTACGGCGATGGTGTGAGCTGGTTAAACCGCAGGCCACGCCTCGAGGTCGACGCGGCCGCCTTGCCTGTCAGGTACTTGTCCGCGGCGATCTGGTCCTGGATGGACTGCGCCTCAACCTCGCCGGCGTCCGTGCGGACGCGCTTGGGGCCGGTGGCGGTGTCTTCGATGGCCTGCTCGATGGCGTCGCTCATAGTGGCGACGATAGAGCGCGCGCGAGCGCAGACCGCAGGGGGTGTGGCCTACTTGGCAGCCATAGCCAGGCCGATGTTGGCCAGCGCGTAGCCGGCCCACGCGATGGCCATGCCGGTGCTGCCCTTCGACCACTGGTCGCAGGCCACCGCGAGGTAGACGACGCCAACGCCGAGGATGAGGGGAGCGGACATGGTGCAGTTGCGTGCTACCTAGTTTGCTACGCAGTTTTGGGCGACGTTACGTCCACCGTCGCAGGCGTGTCACGATGTCGGTCACGCACCCATCCTCCGTAGCTCAATCTTGCGGACAGGTGACGTCGGGATGGTGACCTTGCGGCGATGGTTTCTTGGCGTGTCCACACCCACGGCCGTCACGCCGGCGTAGCTGGCCGCCACGGCCGCACCCACCACGCAGTCGAGCCAGTGGTTGTCACGGCCTGGCAGCGTCCGCCACTCGTCAACGACACGGCCGCGTGCCTCGGTCCGCACCGGGTACTCCGCGGCCAGTTGCTCGAGCAGCATGGCGTGGTCGCCGGCGTGAATTGTGAACGCCTGCGGGTCGGCGGCCGGCAGCTTCAGCCTCGCAGCGATCAGCGTCTTCCAGGCGTTGGTGTCGTAGAGCACGTGTCGCTGCTTTTGGATCGTCGACGTCCGCCAGTTGCTGCCGACGCGCTCGCCGCGGTCAGGCCGCTTGTCCGACAAGGTCGAGCCGGACGCGCCGACGAAACGGCCATGGCTTGGTAGCACGCGCGGGCCGTACGTCGACCTCCTGGCGAAGTCGCGGACCACGCCCTGAGTCTGCGCCCAGTTGGCGTCGACCATCACCTGGGAGATCCGCAGCACCGCGTCGTCCGTCTCGCGTGCGAACTCGCGGTCCAAGAGCATGGCGGCCACCTCCGCCAGCGCCTGGTTGGTGGCGGCCTCGAGGCTCGACAGCTTGGTCACGGTCTGCATGGTGCGGCGAATGTCACGCAGCGTGAAATACGAGCGGTTCTGCTCTGGCCACGTGCCGTAGGCCACGAGGTGCCCACGGAACTGGTGCCCCCATGCCACCACCGCCCAGTAGAGCGCCTTTTCCTGCACGTCGACGAACGCCGTCAGCGTGTCGAGCTGCCCGGGCACCACCCACCTGGCCACCTCGACGACGTTGCTCCGCACGTCCTCGCTGGTGATCGCGTTGGTCTGCGCCTCCTGACGCAGCGGCTGGTTCTGGTACTCCGACGCGAACACGTCCGGGCCGTCGTCGATGAACGCGTTGTAGGCGTGCTGGATGGCGGACTGCTCCCGCTCCGGGTCGTAGCAGCTCTCCCACGACACCTGGCAGCCGGCGTCCATCGCTTCGCGGTGTTCGCGGTAGTACGCGTCGGCCTCGGCCCACGCGCGGGCCTGGTCCCCTGGCGTGTCCTTGTCGAACGTCACCCGCAGCTCGCGGTACCGGCCGAGCCAGTCGTCCTCGTGGCGGTCCGCCCACTGCTTGACCATGGCGATCCGCTCGCCCTGCCAAGCCGGGTACCTCTTCGTGTCGAGCAGCTGGTCGACCATGTCGTCGTGCTGGATGACCGTGGCGTTGACCACGCACGCGATGCTCGACCTGTGGCCGGCCAACTTCATCACCGACTTCGACAGGATCTCCAGCCGCTTGCTGCACTGCATCGGGCTGGCGGCGCTCTCGCGGGTCTGCGGGTCGTCGACGATGACGAAGTCGGGACGCAGCTGCGTGCCGTCGGGGCTCTTGTGCCGCAGGCCGAGGATCGACCCGGTCAGGCCGCGAGACATGACGATCGAGCCGGACGCCACCGAGCCCGGGATCGTCGGCATGACGATCGAGTCTGCCTGCCAGCGGATGTGCGTCTGCTCGCCCTGGTGCGTCTGGGAGTTGCACCGCTGCACCTTGCCCTCGAGCGCCCGTATCGCGTGACACACCTCCGGGAAGTCGTCGTGCAGTAGGTCGTTCTCGCCCAGCTCGAGCTTGACGCTGGCGATCGCCTTGGCGGCCAGTCCGCCCTCGCCAGCGAAGATGGCGCAGAACCGACGGTGCCCGTACAGCGTCGCCCAGATGATCGCGTTTTCGCTGATCGTCGACTTGGCGAACCCGCGATAGACCGCGTTCACAAACCTGCCGCCGCCGATGATGCAGCCTTGGATCCGCTCGATGACGCGACGGTGGTCCGGGGAGAACGGCGTCAGTCCCGTCGACATCGGGAAGTACGTGATCAGGAACCGCTCGAGGTCGAGCCGGCAGGCGGCGCGGCGCGCGGGATCGACGACGCCCGGCACCTCGCCGATGTCGCTGCCGAGCCGGGTACGCTCGCGGGACCGCTCGATGTCCTGGCGGCGCTTGGCGTCGGTGGCTGGCGGAGTTTGTGGCATTCGGGAGAGAGTCGACGAAAACGAGGATGCTCGCCGCTGGGTGTACCGCTGCTACCGGCCAGAAGGACCCGCCACATTGGCAGCGGCTGCCATGATGGCTTGACATACGTCAAGCAGCCTCGACGTCTCGATGATCACGACGCTGTCGTGGTTGTTGCGTCTGTGCCACACGATCGGCACCTTGTCGCCGCACTCGTCACGCGCCTGCGTGATCGCAGCGTATAGATCAAGTCGCTCAGTGCGCTTGCACTCGACGTGTATAGGCACGCCATCGAGCACGACATCAGGCGAGTCCGGCCCGCCTTGGTACTGCACGCCACGGCGTGCGGTCACGCCTAGCAGCCTGGCCAGCTCGGCCGCACACTCGCGCTCACCTCGCTTGCCCTTCTGACGGCTCATGCGTCCCATGGTGTGCCTCCATGACGGACCGCATCCACGCACGCACAGGAGGCAACAGCACGTGCCCGCTCTCCTCGCCGTAGCGTGAACGAAGTGGCCCGCGTGGACCGACCTGGTGCGAGTTGATCGCGGCCAGCTTGGCGTGTGACCCTGACCCCACAAACAGCGGCCCGCCACTGTCGCCCGGGGCGATCATGTACTCGAGCGGCGACGACCTGGCCTTGGCCGAGCAGGTGACAATCGGCCCGTCGATCGAGTCGATCGTCTGCGTGCCGGCTCGGAGCCGGCCGTCTGCGATCTCGTAGCCTCGCCCCATGGTGCCCGTCACCCCGTAGCCGGCGACGATGCAGGCCTCGCCGGCCGTGACCGTCTCGGCAATCTCCGGGTACCAGGGCAGGGCACAGTCCTCGGTCGTCCGCAGGATCGCCAAGTCCTCGCTGGCCATGGCCAGACGCTCCCAGCCCGGGTGAACCACGACCAGGTCGACGTCCCGGGACGTATCGGCGAACGCCAGCCGCACGCCGTCGCAGCCGGCCACGACGTGTGCCGCCGTCAGCGCCCAGCGGCCGGCGATGACCACCGCCGTGGCCGTGTGCCGATGCCCCTCGGGGCTGCGGCAGCTCACCGCCGCCGTGTACGGCCGCATCTGCCGACCGAGCTCGAGGTACCGGGCATCCGGCACGCCGTCGTCCCTGGTCCCAGCGACGGCTGGGTGCGTCAGGGTCAGCGCGAGGATCACGACCAGGGCTCGCATGCCCTGACCGTACCGGCGGCCGGCTGTCGTCGAGCGGGGCTGTGGTCACGACGCCTCCCGGCGTTTGGCGGCCAGCACGGCCTCGGTGCGACGCACGGCGGCTTGGAACTCCGGGTCGAGCTGCCGCTTGGGCTGCTCGCCGGCCGCTCCACGCTCGGGCCGTGCATCGTCGTACTGGCCGCCCAGCACCCGGCGGACAAAGCCACTGCCGCAGAGCTGCACAAGTGTGGGTGGGGTTTTAAAAAATCGACACTTGGGCAGGTGGGCGATCGCCTGGACGGCCTCGTCCAGCCACCCGGGCTCCGCCAGCCGCTCCTCGAGGCCGTCCGGGGGCTGCGGGTGCTTCCACGGACGTCCAGGGCCGGCGTTCCAGGCCGTCCGCAGCCGCTGCCAGCCGTCCTCGGTCTGCGCAGCCTCGCGCGGAGGAGGAGGAACTTCTTCTCTCCTCTCCTCTCCTCTGCGATGCGCGAGCGTCGGCACGTCCGATGCGCGCGCATCGGAAGGTCCGATGGGGCGTTTTCGGGCCGGATTCCGGTCCTCGTACGACCGTGCCCGGTCGGCTTGCTGGGCTCTCGACTTGGCCGCCTGGCTAAACCGGCGGTCCCATCCTGGGACAGCAACGGTAGCGGCCGTCTCGTCGATCTCCAGCCACCCGACGGCCGCCACGGCACGCCAGAAGGCTTCATCCGCACCCCACGTTCTCACCATCCGTGGCATGGTCATCCGTGCCGTGCCGTCGGCACAGTGCATCGAGGCCCAGCCCCACATCCGGATGAGCAGGAACTCGACCCACGCCTCGTCACGGCCGGTCAGGTCCA